ATGAACGTTGCAGCCCAATCCGCGAGGGACTGGCTCGGTAAGGCCCTTACCAGCATCATCGCGTGGTGGCTCCCTAAAGGTGCCGTAGTCGCTGCGTTGTTCGCCCCGGTGTCGGCACGCGCGGCCGTTTGGTCCGCTGCGCTCATTTGGATGGGCACAGCGTGCATCCTCAATGCAAAGCGTTGCGGGCGCACGCACTGCCGCTACACGGGACCGTACTATCTCGCCATGATCCTTCCTGTGCTTGTGCTTGCATCCGGCCTCGCGTCAGCAAACTTCTACGGTTGGCTCGCGCTTGCCGCTTTGATCGTCGGTGGCGGCTGGATCATTTGGTGGGCTACGGAACAAGCGTGGGGCGATTCTCGTAGTGCTAAGGATTGCTTCTAGCTGATCTCGACTTGGCCGTGTTGCCACCTGATTTCGGGAACAATGGAGCGCAGCGGAGATTCAATACCCGATTCTTCTGTCAAGATCATTTTGGAACGTGAGACATTTTTTTGGTGAGACATTTTTCGGCGAGACGCAGTTGACCGGTTCAGCGTAATTTCGCGTCAAGCTCGGGCGAGGCGCGCTCGACGATCAGCAAGACCGACGCACGGGTCCTCCCTGGCGCAAAATGGTATGCGGGGGGCATCGGCCCGAAATTTCGCCACCGGTAGCGCGAAAATCTGAGTTACCGGTTACCACGCGACGTTGGCGCCTGTGTGCCCTAAAGGGCTGCAACGGTTGGCGTTTTCGGCCTAGCCGCTGGTAACCGGCCGCCTGGTAACAGGCGCGCCCCGGTTACCACGCCCGTTCCGGTACTGCGCCCAGCACGAACCAGATGACGCCCGGACTGCCCGACACGGTCACGCATTGGCCGCTCGACCGCCTGATCCCCTATGCGCGCAACGCCCGCACGCACGCGGACGACCAGGTTGCGCAGATCGCGGCCTCGATCGTCGAGTTCGGTTGGACCAATCCGATCCTGGTCGATGCCGAGGGCGTGGTGGTCGCCGGCCATGGTCGCCTCCTGGCGGCACGCCGGCTCGGACTCGACACCGTGCCGGTGGTGGTGCTCGGCCACCTAACCCCGGCGCAGCGGCGCGCCTACGTGATTGCCGACAACAAGCTCGCGCTCAATGCCGGCTGGAATGAGGAACTGCTCATGGCCGAGCTGCATGCGCTCAACGGCGAGGGCTTCGATCTTGCTCTGACCGGATTCTCCGACGCCGAGCTTGAAGCGCTGATGGCGCCGCTCGGCGACGAGGGGAATGCCGACGACGATGGCGAGGATGCCGCCGACGAGACGCCTGCGCCGCCGCGCGAGCCGGTCACGCAAGTCGGCGATCTATGGATGCTGGGCCGCCATCGACTCGTCTGCGGCAGCAGCACTGATGCGGCGGTGGTCTCGCGCGTCATGGACGGGAAGCGCGCGTCGCTCGTTTTCACGTCGCCGCCCTATGGCAATCAGCGCGACTACACGACGGGCGGCGTCGGTAATTGGGACGCGCTGATGCAGGGCGTGTTCGTTGGCCTTCCGGTCACGGACCAGGCGCAGGTCCTGGTCAACCTCGGCCTGATCCATCGCGACAACGAATGGCAGCCCTACTGGCAGAGCTGGCTCGAATGGATGCGCGAGCAGGGCTGGCGCCGGTTCGGACTCTATGCCTGGGACCAGGGGCCGGGATTGCCCGGCGACTGGAATGGTCGCTTCGCGCCGGCTTTCGAGCTGCTGTTTCACTTCAATCGGGTGGCGCGCAAGCCCAACAAGATCGTGCCTTGCAAGTGGGCCGGCCACATCAACGACACGCATGGCGGCATGCGCAGCCGCGACGGTCACGTCGGAGAGTGGAGCCACGCCGGGCAAGGCGTGCAGGACACACGCATTCCGGACAGCGTCGTTCGCATCACGCGGCACAAGGCGCGCGGCATCGAGACCGAGCACCCAGCGGTGTTCCCGGTGGCGCTGCCTGAATTCGTTATGCGCGCCTATAGCGACAACGGCGATGTCGTCTACGAGCCGTTCGCCGGTTCGGGCACGAGCCTGATTGCGGGCGAGCGCACCGGCCGGGTCGTCAAGGCGGTGGAACTCGCTCCGGAATATGTCGACGTCGCAATCTTGCGATGGCGCAAGCTATTCCCCGATCAACCGGTCGTCCTTGCCGATGACAAGCGCACCTTCGAGGCGACCGCCGCGGCGCGCGGCGTCGAAATCGCCGATGCCGCCTGACGAGCTTTCGGTCGAGCAGTGGCCGATCGAGCGGCTCCTGCCTTACGTCGCCAACGCCAGAACGCACCCGGACGAGCAGGTCGCGCAGATCGCCGGCTCGATTGCGGAGTTTGGATTTAACGTGCCGTGCCTCGTCGACGAGCGGGGTGTGCTGATTGCGGGGCACGGCCGGCTGATTGCGGCCAAGCGTCTCGGATTGTCGGACGTGCCGGTCATTCGGCTGGCGCATCTGACCGACGCGCAGGCAAGGGCTTTCCGTCTCGCCGACAATCGCATCGCGCTCAACGCCGGCTGGGACGAGGCGCTGCTCGCCGCCGAGCTCGGCCGGCTCAAGGAGGACGGGGTCGACCTCGAGCTGCTTGGCTTCGGCGAAGACGAGCTCGATCGCCTGCTCGACGGCCTCGATGGTGAGGCCGGGGCAGACGGTGAGGACGAGGTCCCGGAGCCGCCGACCGAAGCGGTGACGCGGCCGGGCGACCTTTGGCTGCTTGGCGCGCACCGTCTGCTCTGCGGCGACGCGACCGTCGCGACAGATGTCGAGCGGTTGCTCGACGGCAAGCGTCCGCATCTGATGGTGACGGACCCGCCTTACGGAGTCGAATACGATCCGAATTGGCGCAACGAAGCCGGCGTCTCCGCGACTGCGCGCACCGGCAGGGTCAGCAATGACGATCGCGCCGACTGGCGCGACGCATGGGCACTGTTTCCAGGCGACGCGGCCTACGTCTGGCACTCCGGTGTTCGGTCGCGGACCGTAGCGGAAAGCCTGGAGACCTGCGACTTCAAGATCCGGGCGCAGATCATCTGGGCCAAGCCTCGTCTGGTGCTGGGCCGCGGCGATTATCACTGGCAGCACGAGCCCTGCTTTTACGCGGTGCGAAACGACGCGCACTGGCAGGGCGCGCGTGATCAGACGACGCTGTGGACCATCGGGGCCGGCGCCGAGGAGGACGAGGCGACCGTCCACGGCACGCAGAAGCCGGTCGAATGCATGCGCCGGCCGATGATCAACAACAGCACCAGAGGCGACTTGATCTATGAGCCGTTTGCCGGATCGGGATCGACTTTGATCGCGGCCGAGTCCATCGGCCGGGTCTGCGATGCCATGGAAATCGACCCACGCTATTGCGACGTGATCATCGAGCGCTTCCGGCGCCACACCGGGATCACGGCGACGCTCGCTGGCTGCGACCGTACCTTTGAGGCGCTTCGGACCGAGCGGATCGCGGCATGATGCAAAGCCGCCGCATGTCGCTCCTGGAGGCGGTGGCGAATGTCGTGATCGGGTACGCGTTGGCGGTCATGACGCAGATCGCGGTGTTTCCGCTGTTCGGGCTGTGGCCGACTCTCGGAGAGAACCTGGCGCTCGGCGCGGTGTTCACCGGTGTCTCGCTGCTGCGGTCCTACTGCGTGCGCCGCGCCTTCGAGAACTGGCGGCTGAGGCTTGAACGGCAGAGCGCCGCCGGATCGTGAACCCGGCGGCGCTGCCGTGATGAAGCGGTCCTAGCCAGGGATGCGGTAGACTCGCCCGCGACCCTCGACCTTCTCCGAGGTGATAGAGAGGCCGAGCTTCTTCTTGAGCGCCCCGGCCATCGCGCCGCGCACGGTGTGGGGCTGCCAGTCGAGTGCCTTGACGATCTCGTCGATGGTCGCGCCCCTGGCGGTCTTGAGCATCGCGATCAGCTTGGCTTGCTTGCTGTCGGCGCGTGTGCCGCGAGCCTTCGGCTTGCTCTTTCCGGTCTTGCCAGACCGGGCGGGCTTGGCTCCGGCATCCGCTGGCGTCTTGGCTTCGCCTTCGGTGGAGGCTTCGTCGATGCCGAGTGCCTTGGAGGCGGCGGGCGTTGCGCGCAGCGTCAGCCGTCCGCGCTTCTTGTCTTCACGCCAGACGGTGTCCTCGCGCTTGGCCTGCACCTCCTTGATGAGGTTCTGCTTGAGCAGGCTGCCGAGAACCTTCGCGGCTGCGCCGCCGGGCAATTTGGTGGTGAGCGGATAGACCGATCGGTCCGGACGCTGGCAAGCGGCCGAAAGAACGACGAGTTGGGTATCAGAAAGCGCCATGATGGGGCTCCTCGTAGTCGAGCCGCGACCATCGCGGCCCTTCTACGACCCCGAGCCCCGTATCGGAGCGGGGCGTTCACAAGGTCGCCAGGGTTCGGTCAGCGCTTGCGCGCCAGCACGCGATCCATGGATTGCTGGAAGGTTTCGCCGGGTCGGGCGGTCTCGGCGGCGTGACGGATCGCGCCGAAGATGACGAGCTGCACGCGCCTGACGGCCTGTTCGAGCGTCTCGCCAGGAAGCACCGTCGCTCCGCAATTGGCGAGAAACTTTCGGAGCGCCGGTTCGCGCGCCGCGGCAACACGAGCACGAATCTCGGCAGGGCTCAGTCCGGTCCAAACATCCATGGGGCATCCCCGTGTAGCGACGGCGCCCATGGATGCGCTGCTTTGGCCCTGAGCCAAGCGGATAATCGGATCATTTGATTGCTTTTGGGGGCCTGGGCTCCGCCATGGGACTGTCTATTCGCGCTTATGCCCGCCAGCGGGGCGTCAGCCATGTCGCGGTGCTGCGCGCGATCAAACAGGGCCGCGTGCCGCAGGAGCCGGATGGCACCATCGATGCGGCTAAGGCCGATGCATCATGGGAGCGCTCGACCGATCCGGCGCGCGCCAAGTCAAAATCGAAACCGAAGCCCGATGCCGCGAAGCTGAAGCCGGTTGCGGAGGCGGCAGTCGGCTCCGTGCGCGAGACGCTCAAGGAGCAGGGGCTGCCCGCCGGGGGCAACGTCACATTCGTGCAGGCGCGCACCGCGCACGAGATCGCCAAGGCGCATCTCGCCCGCCTAAAGCTGCAGGAACGACGCGGCGAGCTGGTCGATCGGGCGCGCGCGACCGCGCTGGTGTTTCGGCTGGCGCGCGAGGAGCGCGATGCCTGGGCGAACTGGCCGGCCCGGATCGCAGCATTGATGGCATCCGAACTGTCGGCTTCGTGCGGCGACATGATCGGCCAGCCGGTCGAGATCGGAGCGCATCGCATGCAGAAGCTTCTGGAAACGCATGTCCGCGGCCACCTTGCCGAACTCGCCGCCATCCGGCCCGAGTTCCGATGACGGCTTCGGCTTCGACGGCGCCGACGATCTCCGCCAGGCATGGCGCGACGGACTCACGCCCGATCCGGCGCTGACGGTTTCGGAATGGGCGGATCGACATCGGGTCTTGAGCCCGCGGGCCTCGGCCGAGCCCGGGCGCTACCGGACCGATCGCACGCCCTACATGCGGGCCATCATGGATGCGCTCTCGCCGGCGCATCCGGCGCGGCGCGTCGTGTTCATGAAAGCCGCACAGGTCGGCGCGACCGAGTCGGGCAACAACTGGATCGGCTACGTCATCCATCATGCGCCGGGACCGATGCTCGCGGTGCAGCCGACCGTCGAGCTTGCCAAGCGCTTCTCGCGTCAACGCATCGACCCGCTGGTCGAGGAATGTCCGTCTCTGCGCGAGCGGGTGAAGCCCGCGCGCTCGCGCGATGCCGGCAACACGGTCCTGTCCAAGGAGTTTCCGGCGGGCTTGTTGGTCATTACCGGTGCGAACAGCGCGGTGGGCCTGCGCTCCATGCCGGCGCGCTACCTGTTTCTCGACGAGGTCGATGCCTACCCTCCGTCCGCCGACGAGGAGGGCGATCCCGTCGCGCTCGCCGAGGCGCGCACGCGCACCTTCTCGTGGCGGGCGAAGACGTTCCTGACCTCGACGCCGACGATCCACGGGTTCTCTCGGATCGAGCGCGAATATGACGCATCCGACCAGCGCCGCTTTTTCGTACCCTGTCCGCATTGCGGGGTGCTGCAGTGGCTGCGCTTCGAGCGGCTGCGGTGGGACAAGAGCAAACCGGAGACTGCGCATTACGAATGCGAGGCTTGCGATACGGCGATCGAGGAGCATCACAAGACCGCGATGCTTGCGGCCGGCGACTGGCAATCGACCGCGGAAGCGGCCGATCCCGGCACGATTGGGTTTCATCTGTCGGCGCTTTACTCGCCGGTCGGCTGGTTCTCATGGGCCGACATAGCGCGCATGTGGGAGGCAGCTCAGGCGACCGACGAAGCCAAGCGCAGCTTCAAGAATGGCGTCCTCGGCGAAACCTGGATTGAGACTGGCGAGGCGCCCGACTGGCAGCGGCTCTATGACCGTCGCGAATCCTGGCAGATTGGCACGGTGCCGTCGCGCGGCCTGTTCTTGACGGCAGGCGCCGA